CTACCCCTTATTCACTTCATTCATTTTTTTGTTGTAATAATACAATATTATCAAAGACACTATTATACTTAACGTGACTATTATAAGATTTTCCACCAAGGATTTTTCTCTTAACTGCTCTATTAGATGTATCTTTTGCGTTTTATTTTCCAGGATCAATTTTTCTATATTTCTTTTGTACTGCCAATCTCTCTGGGCTACAGACAAAATTGAACTGACAGTATAAAGCAAAATCAATTTCACTATCCCTTTATTTGCAAAATTTATCTTTTCACTTTCTTGAAAATCCTTATGCCTTTTATTCTTAAATATCAAATCCCTAATCGTCTTTTTTGCCCCAACTGTCGCCATTGTTCCCACCACCTAACCATTTATCAATAAGCCTGTCCAACGCCTTTGGCACTTTGTCCTCAAGAACTTCGATTATCAGTTCCACAAAATATCCTACAACAATTATCAGCAACATCACTACAATATCTATTTCAGGAATCTTTTTCAGGAATCCCAAATACATCAATACATATAAAGCCAATGCCATTATTCCGTACAGAAGCCTAACCGCTATCGGATTTATTTTCAAGTGATTGTTTACCCTGTACAGCAAATTCCCTAATGTTCCTAAAATTAGACCATACGCTATAAATACCACATCTACCAAGTAATTTTCCATTTCTGCTCCTTATTTATGAATTTTAAAGTATGTTTTTGTTTCCTGCTTTTTCTACATCAAAAATTTGCTGCAATATAACTTTTAAGTCAAATGTTTTTCTAGCTTCTTTTAAAACTTCTGACAGCACTTCTTCTCCAACTTCTTCAGCAAAATTAGGAATCCATTTTCTGTCAATTGTTTTTTCTTTTTCCAATAACTCTTCTAATTTATCCCAAAAACCTTCGTACACTTGATTAAATTTTTCTGCTCCAGCTTTTCCCTTTGCAACTATTTCCGTTTTATAGATTAAAGTTTTTCCTAATTCTAAAATTTTACCTGTCAAATATATTTTTGCCACTAATTTATCCATTTTTCATCTCTCCCTTTTCCTTATTTTTATTAATATCATTTCTAAGCTAGCTAGCTAGCAGGCTCTACAATCAATTTTACCTTGCTAGCCAGCCATTTATACCAAAATTATTTTTAATGCTTGTGCTAGGCTCGTATTCAAGCCATTTGCACATTACTTCAGTTCAAAATGTGGCGTATCTTTCATTTTCCAGTTTCCGCCCCATTCGACGTTTACGTTTTTACTTTTTGCAATATTCAAGATATGATTTGCAATCAATTTTAATTTCTTTTCATCATACCCTTCTTCTGATGTGAATTTTCTATATACTCCATTTTCTATAACTCCACAAGGAAATATGTCAACTGCGTGTCCATATCCATCATCTTTGATTTGATGATTAGATTTTGAAGTAACACCATTGGTGTATGTTACGATTTTCCCCGGTTTAGTTCTTCCTAACGCAAATAATGCTTTTTGTTCTTCCGTTGTTCTTGCTCCACTCGTAATTCTAAAATCATAAGGGCTATCCGTAATTGCAGTTTTCATAACTTCAACCAGCTTTGGATGTACTTTTTCCATTTTGTCTAGGCTTGATTTTGCAAAAGAGTATTTTTTATTTTCTGTTGCTACATTTTCCTTATCCCAGTCTCTCAAATACTCCTCCTTTCTCTGAACTCTGTTTAACCAACCTGTCAAGAATCTTTCCTGTGTCCTGTTAGCTTCAACTTTTCCTTTGTAATAAATTCTCTGCAAGTTGTGATAAACTTCCAAAAATTTTTCAGGATCTACCGAATTTAATGCTTCCAATGTTTTGTTTCCGATTATTCCGTCCACATCAAGATTTGCATTTGTCAATTGGTTTACAGCAATCTGTACGTTTTTTGTTCCATTTCTGCCACTGTTTACAGCCCAGTCGCATATAGATAAAGCCACTTTGTCATTTACAACTTTATCTAGCTTGTTTCCTAAATAGTATTTTTTCAGATATATATTTTTTGCAAAATCCTTTGTTAAATCTTGCATATCTCCCTTATATCCGTATTTTCTCGCTTCTTCTTCAATTATTCCGAATTTAGTTTTACCCCCTTTATCATTTTCATCGTTTGAATATCCGCCTTCAACTCTTAGCAAATAGTCAAAAATCTTTTCAAATCTTTCCATACTAAATCACTTCCTTTTTCTCATTTTTCTTTATATCTTTTTCCACTGTTTCAGTTATTAGAACAATATTATCCCCTTCAATCATGGCATCTGTTACTTTCAACACTTTCCCCTGCTCCATGATTTCAGTTCCGATTAAATTCCTTATTTCCATTTTCACTCCACCTTTCTTCCTAACAGTTCCATATCCTTTAAATATTTATATAGCTTTGCAGGGCTAAATTGACTAGCCTTTAATGTCTTTAAATTGTACGTTAGGCTCTCATCCAATCCCTTGTTAATCAGATGTAAGCACAGCTCCGAACAGAAGTACCTGTCCTTATGCTCAATTCCCAGCTCCAGCAACTGGCTAAAGAATATAGCTCCATAATCATAGCCTTTACCTTTTAGTTTCATAAACTCTTTTAACACTACAGGGATTTCAATATGGCTATCCAGTTCAAAAATATCCATGTTATCCTTATAAACGAAAGGCTTTATCCTTACACCACCAGGATTTGATAAATATACATAATCATTGTAAATAAATTCACAATGGCTATATTTACCTAGTGTTCTTAAAGTTATCAGAAATCCTATGACACTTTTAGGCTTGTGGAAACTGATATATAGCTTGTCTTTTTCGAGTTTCATAAAATACCTCCTATCCTTGCTTTATTTCGCTTTCAAACAATTTATTGTATTCTGCCTCAGCATTAAATGTTTTCAGCTCCTCAACTGTCTTGCTCTCCAAACTGTGCGACAATGTTGTCTCAGCAACCATTGAGGCTGTCGTATGCTTTCTCATTATTTCAGACATTTCTATAAATTTCTGCACCGGAACATTCACATACTTTTCAGAGCCATCCTCGGTATAGAATTTCCAGTTGCTGTACTCTGTTGACATTAAGTCAGTCATAACTTGCGAGAAATCTAATTTCTGACCTTTGGCTATTTTTCCCATTAATTTAAGAATAAAGCCGAGAACTAAGCTAAACAGTATCTTGGTTATATTAGACTGGTCTATTGTCCTGTTACGCTGAAGATACTTGGTCCCTTTCACTTCAAATTCAAAAGGCTTTTTCTCCCTTTCAATTCTCAGTTCGTAAAGCTCCTGTTTCAGTTTTTCAATTTTTTCTTCTTTTCTGTATTTAATTTGATTGTTCTCGATGTACTCGAATTCAGATAATTCGACTGTCTTAATTTTTCCATTTTCTAGGAGTTCGTTTTCAGCTAAAGTGTATTTTTCTGCTCTATACAGCTCCTCTTTTGTTGCCTCTCTTAGATTCCCGTTATCCAAAACTGGATTTTGATATTCCAGTTCACTCCAGATGTGCTTTTCTGCATCCCAGTCCGGATAAAACAGATTAGGATTAATTTTAAAGTCTTCAAGGCTTGTTATTATTGGTCTCGCTATTATTCTGAGACTTTTTTTATCATAGATTACAACATTCATTTATATTTTCCTCCTTGTTTTTATTCTGTTTTAGTCAGTAAAGTAAGTTACTGAAAAATAGTAAGCTCCATTTTTGGAATCCGAAAAGACTTTAATAACATTGCCATTTGCAGCTATTCTAAAGCTGTTCGGAACGTTTGAAAGATTGACTGCCGAAAAATTAACAAGATTCCTTGGTCTGAACCCTTGAGGAATGTTCAGTACCACAGCATCCGCACCCTTATTGTAGAAATGAGTTCCCGAATCAATGGTAAGGTGTGCCAATTTCCCAATCTTTACTATTTTTCCGTTAGTCAAGCCGTTAATTGCAAAAACGTATTCCTTAACTTCAGACAAGCTTTCCACTTTGTCCGAAAGTGGTTTGTTAGAAACCGCTCTAAACTTTGTAGCATCGTTATATGTCAAGTTTGTATTCTCT